GAAGTTATAAATTTGCAAAAGATGAATTAATTACCTTAGCAAAAAATTATAAACTAAAAATAAAAAAATAATGAGAAATGAATTTGTAAGTAATTTAATTAAATCTTATTTGACTAAGTTCCCGAAGCTACCATCTTTGACTTTGGCTAAAAAAATCTATGCAGAAAACAATAAAACTTTTAAAGATGTTGATGCTGTTAGAAGTTGCCTAAGATATTATCGTGGCCAAAAAGGTGAAAAAACTAAATCAAAATTAGCAAGTAGAGAGTTCTTAGATCAAAACATTGAGTTTGTAATGCCTGAATCCTATGCAGAAACTTTTGAACCATACGAAATTAGTCAGTCAAGAACCTTAATCATATCGGACTTACATATACCTTACCAGGATAACGACTCAATACAAAAAGCTATTAATTATGGTAAAGAAAAAAAAGTAAATTGTATTTTAATCAATGGCGATGTTTTAGACTTTGCTGGTATATCGAGACATGAAAAAGACTGGAGACAAAGACAAGTTCATCAAGAGTTTGAAGCTGCACGTATCTTTTTAAGTTCGTTACGTGAACATTTTCCGAAAGCTAAAATAGTTTTTAAGTTAGGCAATCACGATGAACGCTGGGAGAAATGGTTGTTTTTAAAAGCACCCGAAATTTTTGATGATCCTGAGTTTAAATTAGAAAATAGATTAAAATTAGGCGAATTAAAGATTGAGATAGTAAAAGAAAAAAGGCCTATTCGTATTGGTAAATTAACTGTACTTCATGGACATGAATTATTTGGTGGAAGCGGTGGAGTTAATCCAGCTCGAGGAACTTTTTTAAAAACTTTAGAGAATGTGGTTGTTGGCCACTATCACAAAACATCAAGTAATACTGAAGCTTCAATGTATGGGGATGTATTTAGCGTTCACTCTGTTGGTTGTTTGTGTGGTAAAACTCCTTACTATATGCCAATAAACAAATGGAATACTGGCTTCGCCTACTGCGAATTAGATATTAAAACAGGTAATTATACTTTTTACAATCTAAAAATTATTAACGGAAAAATATATTAAAACCTAATTTTAACACAGCTTAATAACCTAATTTTAACACAATGGATATTACTAAATGCAAAGGTGAAGATTGTCCGATAAAAGAAAGTTGCAAAAGATATACAGCCAAGGAATCAATGATGCAATCGTATTTTGTAGAGCCACCTTTTAATGATAATAAATGTGATATGTACTGGGGTAAAAATGCTGAATCTATATTTAATCAATTAAAAAAAATAACAAATAAAAAAAACTAACTATGACTGGATTAAGACACGCACTCAAAGAATATTTTATGGTTCATCAGATAAAAGGTAGCAACCCTATCTTAGCATTCGATAACTTAAAACAACAATACGTGGTTTTTTGGTACTTCAAAAAAAATACTATAATTAATCTTGGATATGAAATAATTTTATAGTATATTTGCAATAGTTATAGCTTGCAGGAGCTAATTAACAATAATATTTATTGCCTTATTTCCCGAGTAGTGCCTGCACACGAAAGGGAGTTAAGGCATTTTTTATTTATTATGAAAGACCCAGCATTTTTATTTTACCCATCAGATTTTTTAACAGGAACAATGTTTTTAAATAATGAGCAAATAGGTATTTATATAAGATTATTATGTTCTCAGCATCAGCATGGAGGATTAATTGATAAACTTAGTTTTAATTCATTGGTAGCAAATAACGAGTTATTAAGATCAAAATTTATAGAAACTGAACATGGTTTTTATAATGAACGTTTAGCAACCGAAATGGATAAAAGAAATAAGAAATCAAACAATATGAGTGAAACTGCAAAAGATGTTTGGAGACAAAGAAAATTACAAAAGTTATACAAAAGTAATACAAATGTAAAAGAAAAGAATACAAATGTAAAAGAAAATGATACAAATGTTATACATCCTATAAATATAAATAAAGATATAATTATAAATAAAAATATAAATGATATTGAAACTTATTTTAAAGAATTAAGTAATTCAACAAATTTTGAAAATATCAGTAAATCTTTAAATATTCCAAAAGATAAATTAACTTTAAAAATTGCAGACTTTAAAAAAACTTCTAAAATTGATTATCTTAACTTTAACGAATTTTGCAACCACTTTAAGAACTGGGCCAATAAAAACAATTCATCTAACCTAAAACTAAAAACAAGCTTCAAATGATTCCAGCAAATACAAAATTAGAAGGTCAATTCCTCGGAGGATTATTAATTAATTCAAGTGAATTCAAATACATTCAGGAACTTTTTCACGAGGAGTTATTTTATGATGAAAAAAATCAATTAATTGCTAAAGCTATTTTAAGCTTAAATAACGCATCTAAAACTATCGACCTTATAAATGTATCAAACGAGTTAGAAAGTACGCTTAGAATTAACCCTATTAGCTTTTATGACCTATCCTTGCTCACTAATGATGCTATCCTAAATAGGTTCGATGAGAAAATACTTATTCTTAGTGAATTTTACATTAAAAGAAAAATGATGTTTAAGCTAAATGAACTGTTAGAAAAAACCCAAGAATCAACAAGTGATGTATTTGAACTTTTAGCCGATAACGAAAAGAATACAAACGCGATATTTAATAAGATTTCTATTAGCAAAACTTTTACCGCTTTGGATTGTGCTATTGAAATGGATCAGCACTTAGATAAAATTGATAAGTTAATGGATGGCGAGTTAATAGGTTGTGATACTGGCTTTATCGAACTTAACAAACTTACTTCAGGTTGGCAAAATTCAGATTTAATTATATTAGCAGCTCGACCTGGAATGGGTAAAACTTCATTGATGCTTAAATTTGTTAATTCAGTATTAAATCAAAATAAATCGGTATTAGTGTTTAGTTTAGAAATGTCAAAACTTCAACTATATGCGAGGATGTGTTCACAAATAACATCGATTCCACTTTACAAATTTTTAAAAGAAAAAATGAATCCTTATGAACGTGAACTTTATAAAAATGAAACCTTTAAGTTATCGAACTCACAATTATTCATCGAAGATAAAAGCGGTATAAGTATAAATTTTATTAAAGTTAAGGCCCGAAAGTTAAAACGTGATAAAGATATAAGCATGATAGTTATTGACTACATTGGACTTATTGACAAAGGTAATAACAACAAAAGTACAAACGATCAAGTTGCGGAAATATCCGGTGCATTAAAAGGGTTAGCAAAAGAATTAAACATACCGATTATATTATTAAGTCAGTTAAGTAGGGAAGTTGAAAAATTAAATGATAAACGACCAATGCTATCACACTTGCGAGATTCGGGAGCAATAGAACAGGATGCGGATATGGTTATGTTTATTTATCGACCTGAATATTATGGTATTATGGATGATGGAGCTGGTAATTCAACTATTGGCAAGGCAGAATTGATTGTTGCTAAACATAGGAATGGAGCATTAAGCGATATAATTGTTAACTTTAACGGCAACTGTACAAACTTTTATTGATATGAATAAGAAAATTAAAGTTAAATATTTAAAATTAGGTAGAGAGAATATTTGGGGCCTGGCCCATTGCGGACTTAATCTTATCGAACTTGACATACGTTTAAAAGGTAAAAAGCATTTAGAAATATTAACTCATGAAAGTTTACATATACTTTTACCCGAACTGGAAGAAGATGACATTGTAAAGCTTAGCGTAATATTAACTAAAACTTTATGGTCGGAAGGATATCGGAAAATAGATAACAATAATGATATGCAATTACAAGATGGTAGTAAGTAATTTAAATTAAATAATAAATGAAAAATAGAAATCTAAATCATAGTGATAATTGGTCTACTCCAAAAGAATTTTATAATAAACTTAATGATGAATTTAATTTTGATTTTGATCCATGCCCTTTAAATGAAAATGAAATAACTCCTGAAAAAAATGGATTATTAATAGAATGGGGACAAAAAAATTATATAAACCCCCCGTACAATAGAAAATTAAAAGAAGCATTTGTAATAAAAGCTATTGAGGAAAGCAACAAAGGAAAGTTATGTGTAATGTTATTGCCTGTATCAACTTCTACAAAATTATTTCATGATATAATAAAACCTAATGCAAATGAAATTAGATTTATAAAAGGTAGAATAAAATTTATCGGAATAAATACAAAAGGAGAACTAGTAGATAATAAATCCCCAATGCATGATAGTATGATTATTGTGTTTGGAAATAATAAATAGTTTACTATAATCCACAAAAACAACCTTAATGTAGAAACTAACCAACAAATAAAAATATGAATTACGAAAAATTTAAACAAATTATTGATTTGCAAATAGCTCACAATAAAAGATCAGATGAACTTTATGCTTTAAAAATTGATTTATTAGAAACCTTTGATGAAATTACAAGAGTTACTGATTTGTTATGGGCTGAAGTATTAACCGAAAATGGGGATTATCATTTGTGTTATTATCTATACGAAATGAATGGAATTAATGGCACTCCCGATTTAAACGAAGAATATAAAGACACAAAAGAGCTGTATGATTATTTAATAGAAAACAAAGGATTCAAATGAATGTAACCGATTTTAACAAAGTTATTGAAAAAAGAATTGATTTGATTAAGTTAATTATGTTATCGAAAGGCAAAGAATATTCAACCGATTCCGATAAGTTCCATAATTTTAAACAGTCAGTAGGGATTAGTTTTCATACTTGCCCCGAAAAAATAGCTTGGGAATTTGCTGTTAAACACTTTCAATCCATTAAAGATACTTTAGATGCTGTTGATAATGGAGCTGTAAACTATACCGATAAATATATTGAGGAGAAAATAGGGGATGCAATTAATTATCTTATTCTTATTGAGGGGATGCTTAAAGAACGTTTATATAACAAACATATCGATAATTGATATAAATAGCATAAATAAATATATGAATGAAAAAAAATCTAATAGGGATTATAGTATAATACATCAAAAAAATAGAAAATGTTTTATTTATTGTTTATTTGATAAAAACGAAACCCCTGTATATATTGGCAAAAGTGTTAATCCAGAATATAGATTTAAAGAACATAAGTCTTATCTTTTAAAACAACGTCATTTATCACCGCCATTTACTATTGAAATATTGGATGAAACAATTATAAAAAACTCTTCATTCTTAGAAATATATTGGATACATCAATTTTTACAATGGGGGTTTAATTTAGAAAATAATCAGTATAATTTTAAAAAATACTTAGATAATAAAATAGAACAACAAAGATCATCTAAAGCATTAAAAATTATGGAAAAAGAGGATAAAATTAAAGCCGAAATTTTGGGATTAACAATAAAAGAATATTATAATTATTTATATAGATCTTATGGTATAACTATTTAACTAAAGCAAAAACTAAACAGGATACTCCGAAAATTATACTAATGCCTTTTAACCGCTTTTGTTTCTTTACCTCCAAGTTTAAACCTTTCATCTGAATAGTTAATGATTTGTTTTCTTCGTCTTTAAACTTAATTATACTTACTTGATTTCCGATAATAGTTTGTAACTTATCTTCATTCTTTTTATATAAATTAACCTGGTTAGCTTTGAAAATTAGTTGTTGCTGGCATAATGAATCTGATAAATAGTATGCTTCAGCTTTATGGTATTGTTTTGCTAAGAACTTAGCTTTATCGGAACTAAAACAAATTAAAGTATCTTTATTATTTATAATTAAACTTTGAGAATATGCTGTCAAATTCAGCAACAAGGTTATTATTATTAAGCGTATCAATTTCATTTACTTTGGTTTTATATTTTATTATTATTGTTTGTTTTTGGTGGCCTAAATAACTTATCTCCTGTTCGTAATGTTCGATTTCAATATTGTGATATTTAATCTCTGAATACAAACTATCATTTATTTTATTGATACTATCAATTTCATTTCTAAAGTTTTTAATTATTCCTAATTCGTTATAAGGAGAATAAAGAAACCAAACAATTAGTAAATGAACACATAATGTTATTATGCACAAAATAATTGATTTATTGAACATGACAAAGTTATTAAGTGTATTAATTAACACATTGTGAAAAAAAACAAACCCACAAAATTATTGATGTAATAAATATTATTAAAACTTTATTCTCTTTTATTTTTTTCATTTTCTTGTGCTAAATTTATCTATTGTAGTCAATCCTAAACAACCAAAAGCTAATGCTGTTACGCATTCAACTAAGGTGTCTGAAGGCTTAATGTGTTCAGGTGTAAACTGATTAGCAAAAAGAGTAGAGCATAACATAATTGTGCATATTATTCCACATACTCGTTTACTCGAAATCGTTCCTGTTTCATCTGCTAATATTTGTTTTATAAAATTTTTCATTCTTTTTTCCCTCTACTTTTAGTTATTTTACTTTGTAGTTTCTCAATTAACATTTCAATACGTTGCTCCAATAATTCTATTCTCTTTTTTAATTCGTTAATCTGATCTTCGTAAATTGTAATTACTTTGTTATTACCTGAAGCTTTTAGTTCGTTTCTACTTTTGAAGTAATCCCAAACATCTTTACCTTTGAGTACGCCTATTAAGGCGACTACTATGCCAATAATAGAAACCTGGTCCATTTTAAAATTCTTTTAATAAAGTATAAGTAAAGTTTAATTTCTTTGATTCCTTAGCCAAAATTAAAATCTTTTTAAAGTCTGCGGGATTATTTAGCACTTGACAACCAGCACTCCATTTATCTATTATTGTAGATATTGATTTTTCATTCGCCCTGTGTATATTGATACCAAATAATCCCGTATCTAAAGTTTGATTTTCTTCTGCCTTATCATTTAAGTTTTTATCACGATAAACAGTTACTGGCTTGACTTGACAAAACGCTTCATACTTGCCTTGATGCATTCCTATTCTCCAAGTATCAACGTATTGACTAGGTTTTAATAACGCAGAACCTTTTGGGTTTAATAAGTTCTTTAACCAATGAACTCCAGGATTAGTAGTACAAGTAAACCATTCTATTTTATTATTATTAATTACTCCAAATAAGTCATCGAACTGATTAGGCAAATCAGAATTTGAACGTATGCCAACAAAATTAATATCACTAAACCATTTGTAATTGTTTAATAAATATTGTGATTTTATTTCTTCGATAGTATATTTTTTCATTTCTTATGTTCTAATTGTTCAACTCTGTGTTCTAAACTATCATGCTTAACATCCTGGACCATTACCATTGTTTTAATTTCGTTAAGGTCTTTGCTCATCTTCATCAAAGCATTAACCCCTAATGCCCCGATGAAAGATAAGATGGCTATCAACCCCGAGACCAGCCATAAAAGAATGTCAAATTGTGTCATTATATATTTGTAATTTTAGTATTTATTTGAGTATAATTAATTGCTTCTAATTTAGTCCAATCAACTTTTTTAATATTTTCGTTATCTTTTAATTGTTCAACTAAATCAATACTTACTAAATAAGTTCCATCAACTTGTTCAGAACAAAATGGATTAAATTCATAACCTACTTCATACTCAAAACTGCCAACCTTGTTAGCATCTAATTTTGATATTTTATAAAATGTATTCATAATTAAATTGCCCATCCTATTGAAGTTCCTAATGCTTGTAATGCTGTATAAAAAGTAGCTTGATTTATTATTCCACTACCCATAAAAGAAGCACTAATTTTTCTTGATGAAAAATCAGAAGACCCTCCACCATAATTATTATGTCTTGCTAACATATAATAAGTTAAATTAGGCAACCCTGTACTTGCTATAGTATAAGTATTAAGCAAAGAACCAGCTCTATAAATATTATTTATAGTTGAAGAAGTTCTAACCGCTGAAAATAAAGAAGTTGAAGATGCATTAGTAATAGATTGTGTTGCACCGCCATCATTTATATTTACATAAGTCAAACCGCCTTCTCTTAATCTTATTTGAGAAAAATTACCATCATATAATCCAATATCAATAGCCAATTCATTTGTATTAGTTAAAGAATAAACTCCAAAACTACATGAATTTCTTGTGTATTTATTAGTTCCTATTGATGGGTTAAAATTAGATTCAAGATAAGAATTAACATCATTTCCTGTATAACCTTGACTTGCTGTAAACGTTGGCGAATTAACCACTGTAATCATTGTACTTGTTGGGTTTGCTAAACTTGTTCTAGCAGCTACTGAATTACTTAATCCATGAATCCACAATCTATCAAACTCAGCAAAATCAGTTCCTAAAGCACCAATAAAAGTATTGATATAAGTTTTTTCATCATTGGTTAAACTCCCGCCATTACTAGTTACTTGATTAAAGTAAGCTGTAGCAGAAGCAGAAAATGCCGCTTCATAATAAAAACTATTATACTTACTGATTTTCATTATTGAACTATGTTTAAAACGATTGTAATTTGTTCAGCACTTGTTGGAGTGTAAACACTTTCTAAAGTTACTACACAAAAAATATGAGCAGCACTTAAAGTAGGCACTACACTTATCGGTTTGCTAATATCATTAGTTGATGTTTTCTCATTAGTAGTTGCCGCCCAATTAGTATGCTTTATTTTACCTAAAAAGTTCTTTTGATTTGCAGCAGTCGGAACGAAAGCAGCATTATCCGCAGCAACTGTAAATGATTCTGAATAAAAATTCAAAGTCAAAGAAGGAGTTGAAGCTGGATTAGAGCTTATTATTGAACTGTTTAAAATTACTGAATTACCTAAGTCAGCATCTATTGTTATCGGAATTACTATTGTATCTCCTGATAATACATCGCCTATTGAATAAGCTGTAGTGTTAGCGGGTCTTGTTATTGTTTTTTTACTTACCATTATTTTATATTTTTAAATTGTTATATTGTTGTTGGATTTGTTATCGGAATACTACAAGCATCCCATTCAAATATTGCACTAAATTCTATATCAAAATACCACCCCGCAACCTCATCATTAAAAGCATCTACAAAATCAGTTAAAGTTACCTCACTATTTATTTTTATTAGTTCGCTAAAATCATACTGCATAAAATAAATTAAAGTATCTAAACATATTTGTTTGCAGTCCGATAAGACCTCAAGTTGATTTCTTAAACCCTTCTTGCTTTTATCACAAATATAAAATCTAATTACAGTTACATCACTAGTGCCACTTATTCTATTAGGTTGCAAAGTACCAAATAACATAGGATAATGAATAGATTGCCCTCCATTTAATTCATCCCAAGGATCGCCAAAAAACCAGCTCTTAATCTGCTTGTGAGCAGACGCATAACTTTCTATCGCAATTACCAATTTGTTTAACGTAAGCATCTATTTTTTTCTTATTTTTTTTAATGTACTTTTTAATTTCACTCTTTGTTTTCTTTCTTATTGCCATACTGGATTGTCTCGGTTATCTTGTATATTACTATAATCTTTTTTACCTAAAATTCTAGTGCCTAAATAAATATCAACATCGTAAGCATTTCGTTCCGGGAATATATCCGCTCCTGTATTAGTATTGTAAGTTGGGTAAGTAGAGTTATTATAGTTTAAATATTTTATCATTCTATCCCCGTACATCTCGCCATTTGTTTTCCAAATATTCATTAAATATTCCATGTCATTAGTAGGTATTGGTTGCCCATTATCACTACTATTTGTCATTATGCCTTTATTAGCATATCGGAATTTAAACGTTGGTGAGCTTTCATACATAATATAATGAACCATCATTTTTAAAATGTAGTTATCAATTAATGTTTTGTAAGCTGCTGGAATAGTAGTTGATGAATTTATATAAGCTAAGATGTGAGTTTCAATCGTATTATATAAACTGGTTCCCAATAAAGGAAGTATATATTTATCCTGTACCAATTCAATAACTGGTGTTATCTTATCGTATTCAGTATTGTCATCAATAACCGAATGTCTAATTAAATAATCTTGACCTATCCAAAGTGTACTCATATTATTTCTTTTTACGTTTTATCCTAGTTTCACCTACCCAAATATGGCGGCACCAAGGAGTTGTTTCAGTTCCATCATTATAAAATCCACCTCTGAAATTCCAAGCATCTTCTCCAAACTCGTTAGTGTAATCTTCAATTTCATTATATGTTAATCTTTTAGCTTTCATTTTGCCATCGACTAATTCAGTTCCTGAAGTTAAACCAACCATTTTTCTACAAAAATCTCTTGATGTTGATATTAATTTACCACCACTTACATCTGGTCTTTTATCGTATTTATAAACTGTATAAATTTCAGTATCGTAATTTTCAGTATTTTTATCTAATCCCTTTTCAGTTGGTTGAAATATTCCATCAATAAAATTAACTAGTTTTTTTTCTTGTAACCATTTTGTTTGCTCGTTAATTTTTTCAATATCTACATTCATTGCTTTTGCAAGTTCTTCAGGTTTCGCAAATGGATTACCTTTTAATAAATTTAAAATTGCATTTCGTAAATCAATAGAAGATAATTGTAATCTATTAGATAAATATAATTTTTGTTTCGATAACTCAAATTTTAAAACTTGTTTTGAATCCTTAAAGTTTACATATTCAATATCTATGATTTCATCTTCGTCATCTATTTGTATTGCTCGTGCAGTTGCCCATTCGATAAATCTTTTTTCTTTATCATTAGATTGTTGAACATTTATTTTATTTTCTTTTTCAATTTCATCTTGAACTATGCCTAAATATTTTAATGAATCTTCATCACTAAATCCAAATGATTTAATATGTATTAACGCTTGCTCTTGATTGTAATCCCCTTTATTAAATTTTCTAACAATAGAATCTAAACCTTGTCTTTGTCTTCCACTTAAATTTTTTAATGCTTCATTTATAATAGTTTCTTGAATAACTACTGGAACTCCATTAACATCAACCTTTGGTGCAGTTGTAGAAGCTAATCCAACCAATGCTCTTATTTCATCTGAACTCATTGATTCTAAAACTTTATTTGCAACCAATGGAGACAATGTATTTATTGCATCAATTACAGCTTGAGCTCCACCCGAAACAGTTTTATCTATTGGTGGCAATCCTAATTTTTCTCTTGCTTCATCATTAGTTAAATATTTATTTACGTTTGGATCTAACCAATTTAAACCAATAGCTTGTACTTGTTCAACTTCAAAAGTTACATCTAATCCTGTTTTTCTTTTAAACATTTTATCGATAAACTCATTGAAAGCAACTTGTTCTACTTTTGCATATTCGTTAATAAATAATTCGTGAGCTAAATCTAATTCGTTTCTATCGCCTAAAGTACCCTCAGTTTTGATTTTAAACAACACTCCTGGAACGTTATGTCCTGTGATTATCTTTTGTTGGTTACGTTTATTTAACGCTTCGTATTGGTCCGCTAAACCTGTTGGAGTTACATTTACAACTTCTGCTCCTTTACCATCGGGATTAGTAAAACTTAAAACTACCTTACCAGCATTTTGAGTGCCTTGATGTTTCTCTTGGAATCGTTCTTTGATATCTTCTTTAACTTCAGGTGTTAATTTACCACTAAAGAAAGTTATAATATGACCAGCACTAAATCCATTCTTTACCAAACTATGAAAAAAGTTACTAATCTCAATATCGGTATTAATGTCCAATAGAACGCTTGAATAATCGGGTGAAGGGTAAAGTCCATCTAATTCATTTAAAGACGGTGTAAAGTCCTTAGAATAGTAAATTGAGGCACCTATAAACCCATCCTTGTAAAAAGGAAAGTAAGTCTTTTTTAAATGGTAACTTTTAGCAGTCCAATCTTCACTATACCAAACTCCGCAATTATCCGCACTTAGTCTAAGCTTACCCATATCTAAATGGTAAAACTCAATCGGTTGCCCTATTAAATTTGTAGTTACTTGACATGCGAAACCTCCATAAATTGCCTTATCGGAATCACATTTTTTTCTTAATTCATACCAACTATCAAATCTATTTGCCTTCGCTAAAAATTGTTGAACTTGTGGTAAATCTTGACTAGGTACTATTTTAAGTCCGCTAAGATAACGTGCTTTACCTTTTAAAATAGCAGCATGCTCAGGATGATTGTTATAAGAATTTAATAATTCTTTTGGAAAGTTATTATCCTTACCCCACTTAACAAACTCACCACTCGTATCTATTTTATAAGTCGGAAGTTGATTAACATCCATCTTAATAGTAATTATGTCATTATATACTTCTAATTTTCTAGCCATTATAAACTTTATTAGTTGTTGTGCCACCTTGATATTCAGCAAAGGTAACTGTAGTTAAATCATAACAAGTTCCATAACCCACCTCAACTACATTTAATCCCGCTGGGTTTGTGTTCGAGCTACTAGCTTGTTCGTAAATTGTATATTCATAATCCCCTACAGTCAACTTGATTTGAGGGATTGTTGGTGATGTTGTTTCTACTATTGTAAATTGATTAAACCTATCCTTTTGCGTACTGTTATCAATAGGAATAATAAATTGTTTTGTGTTTGTTGAAACGTTTTTAAACTCAAATAAAAAATAAGGATTGTTTAACAAACATTTTTCAGTAAGTGTTAAAACAACTGTATTCGAAGTATTTTTGTTTATCGTTATCACTACTTTAATAATGTTTAAATATACAAAATTGTTATTTAAAAAAAAAGCTCAAGCTTACGGGCCTGAGCTAAACTTTAAAAAGTTACTTATTAAACTATTAAGTTAGCTATCAAAGTACTTGTTACTTTGTAAATTGGAGCTATCTCCTTACCTTTAAAAGAAAGTTTTTGCCCGTTAAAATCAGTAAGTGCAGTTCCACTTTCTAAACTCCAAGTCATTAAATCCATTCCTTGATCCTTACCAAATAACCAATAATCACCATTAATATCTTCAACCATCATAGTTAAAACGTTTTGAGCAACTAAATGAATTTCTTGAATAACTGCAGTAGTTAATTTTTTAATAGTGAAATCAATTTGTGGTTCATAAGAAACAGTACCTGAACCTGGAGTATAAGTTCCCGGACTAGTCATGTTCGACATCTCCTTATCGAGAGAATAGACACGATACTTCTTGCCTGTTGCTAAAGTATAAGCTGTAACTAATCCAGCAGTTGCTGTAAAAGTATAACCAGTTCCTGAGTTATTTTCAAATTCAGTTAGATAAACTTTTTTTATTCCTCCAGCTCCACCTTTACATCCGAGAAAGGTATAACCTGATGTTAATACGCATGCCATATTTTTATAATTTTAATTTGTTTATAATAAGGAGGGTTGCCCCTCCATTAAATTTATCCAACGTAAAGAACATTCATTGCTTGATTCACAACGTGAGCGAAGATTGTCATAATGTTTTTTACAAACATATCTTCTCTGTTGAAAGCAATTTTGTTAACTTCAAATTTATTAATATCGGAAGTTAGATCAGTACACCAGTAAATATAATCTGGTCTTGCTGCGATTAAAACGTTATTTGCTAATGGTACAAATTGTAATTGAACTCCATTGTAAAAATAAGCTTCAGTCGGTTGACCTAAATTAGTTACCGCAAATAAATCACGATAAGTAGCAGTAATGTTATAAACGTTTATAAATTGCTTTACATTGTAAGGACAATAGATAAAAGGTTTAACAGTTCCAAATAAAACACGAGCAGGGATTGCGTTGTACAGTTTCGCCATTTCAGTAGCGATATTAGAAGAGTCTAAAGTAGTTCCAGCCACCTTAACACGAGTTCCTAAAGCACCCCCATTATATATCATACGGGTGGCGACTCCATCAATCAGTGTAGCTGAACCTGAAGCAACTAAAGTTTGTTCTGCAACTCCTACTGAACCTTGACCAGTTCCTGGAGTTAAAGCAGCAACCGCTGTTCTAGTAGCACTTGTTGCGCCATTCCAAAACTTAGATTGTAAATCTTCAGCAATTAAATTACCATAAGACTTTAATACTACAGAACCAAATTCACTTGATTCAATTTCCCAAGCTCCTGGCTTCATGCTTCTATTGAAACGTGAAGAACGTAAAGTATTAGGATCAAATTCTTGGTAGTACATTATTTTAGTCGGAGTAATTAAAGTATCAACTATTCCAAAAGTACCAGCCGAAGTTGGAGCTCCTGAAGAGTATGCCGCCATTGTAGCTGAGTTGTCATTTTCGGTAAACACCGAATCACTCTTGATGTCAGTTGCTAAACTTACTAAGTTTTTGTTTACAGTATCATTCGCGAAGAGTATTTCTTCAATGATGGGCGTTACTGCGAGGCCCCTGATATCAACGATTGTAGCGGAAATTGCCATATTTTTTTAGTTTTAAATTGTTATTAATTATTAATTATTTTGATAGTCTAAATTTTTCTAAAGGACTTAATTCTTCCCAATTTTTAGAAACCTTAGTTTCATTTTGTATTGGAGTGTTTAAAATTTCGTTTACTACTTTGTTAAGTAAAACAACTTGTTTTTTCAAACTAGATATTTGACTTTCTAAAGATACTTGCATGTTACTCATTTGAGTTTTCATATCGGGCATCTTTAATTCTGGAGCAACTACTTCAGGTAACTCAGGAGCTTCTTCTTTTGTACTTGCAATCTCAGCTACTACTCCACTTGTAATAGTTACGATGTTGCCATCTTCCATTGTGTATTCCCCATCCATTACTGGACTAGCTGTGCCACTTGTAATGTCCATGATTGCAGTTCCGATAACTAATTCCCCATCATAAGCGAATACTAAACCATCAACTGTTTTAGCTTCTTTCATTTTAACTTCAGGAGTTTGCTCGGTACTTGGTTTTTTTTCGTCAGTTGGGATTGTAGGTTTTTCAGCAACTGGATTAAGACCTTCTAAGGCCACACGTTCATCAACACTTAATTTAGTAATGATAAAGTCTTTAATTTTTGAGATAACATTTGTTTCCATAATTAAATAATGTTTAAAGTTTTTAAATTGTTTATTATTTTTATTATTTGTTCGTCTGACATAGTTACTTTTTTTACTTCAGCTGTTTTAAATAACCCATCAATCGAAACGCCATTAACCTCACCCGACTTAATTTTTGTCCATACATCATCCGATTCAACTTTGCCAGTTAAAAACCAAGTTCCTTCTGGCAATCCTTCGAACCCTTTAGCTGTTGCAAATCTTTCGTTATTTAATAATACTGATTCAAAGAATGTAACCCCTTCTATTAATTTACTTGAATGCTCAATATCTACAGCACTGCTTAAATTATCTTTAACCCATTTTTGTTCTACTAATTCAATAGTTTCCTTATCGAACATTAAGTTAAATTCCTCACCCGCTATATTCCGATAAATTAATTGATTAGGTATAAGTACGGGAGTAAATATAATTCTCTTGTCTTCGTTTTGAATTGCTAACTTGATTTCAGATTGTTTGTTGAACTTAATCCAATTTATTTGAATTGCTGGATCACTTACTAAACTAACTGTCTTTAATCCCATCTCTGAATCTTCGACATCTATTATTGCTTTCTTTATTGGTAATTCCATAATCTAATAATGTTTAAATTTTAAATATTGTTTATCCATAAGTGGATTCCGATACTAATTTGTTTACTCTATTTGTAGTGCTTCGGTTTTCAGTTTCTACGACATATGCTTTAACTGGAGCAAAGTTATTATTTTGATTACCAGTAAATGTAGTTGATTGCCCTTGACCTGGTCCATATATTGCTGGAGCTTGACTTGTTGTTGGTGATGCATCTGCTGCTGCTGGTATTCCTCCCGCTGTAGCTCCGCCTTCATCAAATTGTGTAGCATTTATGGCAGCAATGTTTGCGGCTGTTGTTGCAACTAAAGCGACTGCTCTTATTGCAGAAAGTATTCCTAACGTTGGATCGGGTATTGCGAAGATAGCACCTAACCCTAAGATACCATTTAATATAGCAGAAGCTCTATTGAATTTCTTTTGTGTTTCAAATTGTTTACGAGCTAAGTCTTTTTCATCAACTGCCTTTTGTTCTAATATTGCTTTTTCTTCTTTAGAACCTTGTCTTACATTTTTTAATTTATCGGCATAAAGTTTATTATTTTTTTGTGATTCCTTCATGTAATAAGTATCCGATAAAGTTTTTTGAACTGATAAAGCTGTTTGAGCTGCAATGTTTACCGATTCAAGTATATCTCTTTGTAATTGTTGTTCTTTTTGTAATTTTAATTTTCTTGCATCATCTTCTAATTGTTCTTTTTTCCTTTCAGCTTCTTCAATTAATGCTATAGCAACATCGGCATTAGATTGCCTTTTAGCTTCTGCTTCTGCTTCTTTATCTTGTTTTATTTTTAAATATTTATCACTTATTACTGATTTGTCTTGTTCAAAATTATCATTTAACGCTTTTAATAATTCAGCATTAGCTCCTTTATTATATAAATCTTGTTGGTCCGATAAGAATTTGTTTTTTAATATTGCTTGTTCTTTTTCTTGTTCGTCTTTTATTAATTGAGTTCTTAATTCTAATAACTTAGCTTGTAATTCAATTTGATTTTGTAATTCTTTATCTTTAGCTTCCTTAGCATTTTTAACAGCATCTGCTCCTAATTTTTTTCTATCCTCAGCTGCCTTAGTATCTATAGCATTAATTGATAATTGTAATCCAGCTCTATCATTTTTTAATTTAGCATTTACAGCTTTTGCTTCTGCAATTACTTTATCGCCTTCTGCTGCTACTTCATCAGGATCAAAAACCATTTTTGCTATACCACCAGTAAACCCTTCATACAATCCAAAGTTTTTACCAAATGCACTACCAATAGCATCTATGCCTTGTAATAAAATAGATATAGGAGAAGTTACAAAAGCAATTATACCTTGTAAAATATTTTTATTTCTTTCTGATGCCTCAACTTGTGCTTTCTTAGTTTGTTCCGCTTGCGCTATTGCTATGTCCGATGCTGCAATGGCTTCATCGGTTTGCTTCATTTTTAATTGCAATATTTCTTTTTCAGTTTTGCCTTGTAATTTTAATATGTTTTCTTGGCCACTTATTGCATTTAATTTATCTTGCTGAGTTTTTAAATTTTCATTTGCTAAATCATTTTGCTTTTTTAACTCAGGAGTTAATCCATCGACCACACCTTTAATATCATCCCAGTAAGCATAAATAGCTCCTAATGCAACAACCAACAACCCTATTCCTGTTGCTATAATAGCTCCTTTAATTCCTTGTAATGATGCCATTGCAGCTTTACCCATTGACACAAACCCCGAACTCATTGCTGTTATTCCTGTTTTTACTTTGTCAAAATCTAAATTCATCAAACCCTCACGAACTTGACCAAATCCTTGTTTTAACATTTCAAACCCACTACCCTTTAAACTTTTACTTGAATCATTTAAGTCATCAACTTTATCTTTTAACTCAGCTATTTTTTTTGATGCATTTACAGCTTCAACCGATGAAGCACCAAATTTTTCAGACATTGCTATCTGTTCATCCTTGGCTGCCTTAATCGCTGTTTTTAAATCTTTAAAAGAACTGATTGTTTTTTCAGCTCCCTTAACTTCGACTTCTATTCCTATTTTTTCAGTTGCCATAATTATATTATAAAGACGTTAGTTGCATTTGATTTAATTGTTATTATTGAATATTGCCCTGTTATTATTGTTTGCGGTAAAGCTGCCCCGTTTAATGTTTCCGATGCCACCCCGTATAACTTTACTGAGTTTGCAGTTGCATCAGTTCTAAAAAATGTAAACTCGTAATCAATAAATAAAGTCGGGTCGATTGTTATCTTTATATTGCCAGCTGTAGCAGTTACCCAAAAGAATGTACAACTTCCATCAATGGTATAATTAGCTGTTATGGTTATTGACTTTTTTACTAATTGACTTGCGTTTACTTTTGCTAAATAAGTACCACTTGAATTATCTATTGTAATGGCATCCGCTAAGTTAATGCCTCCGCTTGTTATTGTGCTTGTACTTGATAAATTAACGCCTGTAAAATTACTTATTAAAGATTCTATAACTACATCATTTGAGTTCGTTAGCGTAACGCTATTTGCTCCTGAAGCTACAAAGTTATTATCGCCCCCTACTATATTACTATTATAACCTAAATTAACATTACTTCCACTTGCTGAACTTAAATTTTGTAATTGACTTATATTACCTATTCTATTATTGAAAGGTTTATCAATATCGTTATCAGGAACGAATACAGCATAATCAGTTAACTTTAATAGTTCAACCATTGTTGATTGTGGCTTCATAAAGTTGTAATCCTTAATGGCATTTACTATATAATAACCATCATCCCAAACTACATTTCTAAAATCAAAGTTTTTAATATCGTAAGCTGTTAAATTATAATATCGCCTTTCAATCTTTGAGTTTTTATCTGTTAATTGATTTATCATTCGAGAATAAAACCTATTATACAAATTGTTATCGGTATAAGTAGCTTGTTGATAGGTATAATATATTTCTCTTGGTGTGTCCCAATTTAAAGTGAGTGTAGGATTATAAGGATTATCGCAATCCCCAGCAAATGGATATGTAGTATAAGTTATTGATGAACTTCCGTTTGAATAGTATAAAGTCCAATCACCAAAACTTAAATTAATTAAACCGCCATAATAAAGAGACCGTATGTTTGCCCCTATTGATCCTATTACCCCGCTATCATTTTTTAAAATATAAGGAATAACTAATCCATTTACATTATTACCAACTAACGGAGTAGCTGAATAAATTACACTTACATCTTTTGTTTGAGTAATAAAATCATTATCGACATATTCATAATGTTTTCCGAAAGTTTCTTTATAATCATTTTGATACTTATTATTATAATAATCGGCATCTTCTTTGTAAGCTAATTCATATCTTAAAAAATCTAATTCACCTATTGGAGTAACTTCACGCTTCATAGAGTAATCTCTTTTATCAGACCAATCTATTGAGCCACTATAAAAGCTCTCCCTATCTTCAATAAAGTAATTATATTCATTTGTTTTGTCTTGCACCATATAAAGATTATGCAATTTAAACTCCGACATTAACCAATCTATTTGCTTTATATTATTAGGTAAAACATTATTCAAGTCTACTAAATCACCCTCAATTATTTGTTGTAATTCGTAATTAGCATAAAATTCAGAACCAGGTTTTATATCACAAGTTACAGTTGAAGTTCCTGTATTTACTAAAGTTGTTCCATTAACTTCTGTTAATTGATATTGAATATTAGTAATACCAAATTGAACAAATAAAGGTGTTCCAGGTCCAGCTGTTGTAGATGGATTAACTACTGTTATTTGTAAATTAGCTGTAGTACCAACTATATACTGACCTTGTATATTATAACTATTAACTGCAGAAGGAATACCATCTATTCTTAAATAAATATTTAGATCAGTTATATTAGCATAATATGCAGATGCATTACTTGCTGTTATTTTTAAATCAAATATAAGGTTCGACCCAGCTGTATAGTTAACAAAAGTTGATTGTGTAAAGAAACCAGTTGCTGAACTATAATGGCTTCCAGCATCATTATACGGAGCTGTACTTGTATTGTTAAATAATACTGTTTGATAAAATGGTGGCGTAGCTACACCATAATAAGCTTGCCAATCTGATGCAATATTTGTTGCTGAAAAAACGTTAGTAGTTAAAGTAGTTGTTGTTAATCCAGCATAAAATTGATTTTGTGATAATTGAGCTTGAGACTTATCGTATTTTTCATTTGTTGAAGGAATGATTTGCCTTTTGTAAAAAGCTGAATTAAAAAAAGTTGATGTATAAGAATAACCAGCATCGGAAAATATTTTATCTAATATTGTTTTCTTATATAATGCAGGTCTAAAGTACTTTATATTATAATCGCTTTCAGCTACATAGCCAGATTGATTACCAAATAATATTCCTGTTGTCTTACCATAATTTATAAGAGGATATACATAGCCATTACCTAATGCAAATGTAACAGGAGAACCAGCTACTTGAATTGATGTGGCCCAGCTATTAGTTACGTTTGACAAAGTTAGATTGTGATTATAAGTACTAAAATTTAAACTGTTAGTAAACGAGGTATCTTCAGGATTCGATAATAACTTGTCTCCTATCTTTGTAAATATGTTTCCGATAGTACCTTTACAGCTACATTCATAAACCACCTCACCAGTTGAATCATCAATGTTAATTTTTATTAGTTGTAAATCACCCTTAAACTGAAGTACCGAATTAACATAATAATATATATCGCATTTCTTATTAGGATTGAAATAATTTAAACTAATGTTTGATTTCCATATTAATTCAAAGAATTTATTAATATCCTTAGTTCCGGGGAATGTTATTGTTTTTGAAAAACTTGCATTCTTTTTATCAGGGTTTCTTATGTCCGATATTAAAAAGTTAAAGCTAATTGGAATCTCATCAATATAACTAACATCGTATTCAATCGGAGTTGCGTCTTGAGTATATAATAAAATCTTAATATCGTTCATTATCCTTTTTGTCTTTGGTTATTGTGAGTAAATAATAAATCAAAAGTTAAGTTTCTTAGCTTATCGTTATTCTTAGATACATAACTTCCATTAGTTACTTTTACCGAAGCATAACCCTGAGCAGTTCCTAAATCTAATTTAACATCAGGTGAACTAAACAAATCTTTATACTTTAATAATTCTGCTTTCGTTACCCAGTCGCTATTTAACTTTAATCCATTTTGAACGTTTACAATAGTTGGTTGTTCTACAGCTACCGAATAATCTAAAGTCATTACATTACTTACAACAGTCCAGGGTGATCGTTTAAAAGTTGTACTTGTTTTAGTAGAGTTCAATTCCGATACCTTACTACAATGTAAAGTTTCATAAGCTCCTGTATTCGATAAGTAATGAAGTGTATAAACATCAAAACGAGGACTGCATTTTATTGTATATCTTTTAATTTTGAATGGAGCTAATTCTGAAGATACCTCAGCCATTATATCGTAATATTCAACACCTACTAAGTAACTTGCATTAATCCCATCAATTCCCTTTTTACCAACATCAATACATACCATGTTAGTTTGATAAGCTCCAGTTGAATTATATCCATTTGTAATCGTATAAGTATTTAACACCGATCCAGCAGCATTATAAGTTCTTAAATATACTTTAGGTAAATCAGTTTGACCTTCTAAAACCATCCAATATAAAAAGTTACTTCTATTATTAAACGTGTAGTCATCTGCTAAGTCCGATAACAAAACAGGATAATTAAGATTAGGATTAGTACTCAAATCCCAAGTATAATTTTTACTATTGTATTGCGAAAACGTAAGCATTTCTAAACTGCCATTCCAGACAATGTAATCAATATTAGTTCCTGTATAAATAGTTCCTGGTAAAGTAGACCCGTATATCTCACCGATGTTTACTCTTATTTTACGAATACTTGTATTTTGTTGAAAGCCATAAACATTAACTGGAATGTAATTAGTCATTAATAACTCACTAAACTTTGAAGCATCAAATTGTAATTTGCCACTTGGATTAGGTAAAAACTTTTCAGTTACACTATAACCACTTAATAAGTCAGTTACTACAATGTAATATTTAAAGTTAGCTGCTGCTGTTTGAGAACTCGAAGCCACGAACCATTGATTATTATAACAAGGTACATAACCGTAATATAATGCATCAGTTGGTTTACTAAGTATTGTTATCGCCATATCTATTTGTATTTAATATTATTTTTATTCTTTTTCATATCTATTAGTCTTTATTATTATCTCTATGTCTTTTTTCATAGCAGCTGCTATATCTTTTGTTAATTGTTCTTGCCTTCCATCGTTTACAACCTCATCAAAAAAGTGAATCCCCCAATATCCTTTATCTTTTAATTTTCTTCTTACTAAAAAGTCCATTGCTTTTACAGCTTCTGAAAACTTCATTACCTTTAACACTTTCTTTTTTCTATTAGTTTTATTTTCAGCTTGTTTTTTTAACCTATCTTTTAAATTGTTAGTTTGAAAACCTGGTATTAAGTTTCTTGACTTTATCCATTTATCTATTCTTGCACCTTGACTAACTCCAGCTGGTTTACGACCTGTATCAACCGCTTCCCAATAATCATTCAAATAAACGTTTAATTTAATACCATCAGCCGAATCCACAACCCTATATTTAATTGAAGCACCCAAAGCACTTTCTCCAGGATTAGGTGATGCACCTTTATATTTACTTTGATAGAATGCTGCTTTAGCTTGTAGTTTGTCCGATAAGCTTTTACGCAAATCTTCCACAACCTTAGTTCCGAAAGCTTCTAATATTTTTTCAACTTCATTCATTTATTGATTGTGCAAATTGTTCACTTTCCGCTTTATGCTTCATATATTGAATACGATTTAAAAACCTAGCAATCGACCACTCCATTAGTTCATCTTCTTTAAAAGGATCGCCACCAGTAATTGAATCGATTATAAAGTACCAGCCATATTCTTTTCTGAAAGATTTAACTCCCTGTTCACTTCCTCCATGTGAATCGCTATCTCCTTCTGCACCTCCTCCAAAGAGTTCAACAAATCCGCTTTCAATTTTTCGGACCTGTTCGAGTAAAAAAAAAGTGTCCCATAGACATCACCCACCTTTCCATAATTATAAATAACATCGTTTATTTGTTCTACGTTATCGGAGTTAAATTTATACTTACTGAATACAGGACACTTAACATATATCAATGCTAATATTTTATGCAAGTTATTAATTACATCGGTTTCATATTGCTTTAATGCTGTGTATTGATTTGTCTTAAAATCTTTTTCATCCTTACATGCTTTGTATCTTGTCCCATCGTGCCAAAACGTATTCTTTAACCTTGTGTTCGGCTTTGAATTAATAAGTAGTAATACTTTACTCTTTACTTTTTCAAGTTCGTTAAAACTCATGTTTTCGTATTCCGATACCGAAATATCAGTAAAGCTCGAAGCTATCTGAATTATCTTATCGATGTTTTCTAAACTTGAAGTTCTTATATTCTCGTATTCGATAAACTCCTTTATTGTTAGGTTATTTACATTTGTTGGTATCATCATATATATAATGTTTAAAATTTTACTTTTGTTTTCCGAACCATTGGTTAGGATTTATATTCATTATTCAAATCAGTTGGTTACAAATTGTAGCCAACTACTCAAAGTCCATCCAATCAGATAAGCTACTTAACTTATTCATTGCCAAATATCTAATCGCATCAATAGCGTGGTTATTGTCATCAACTGGGTTCTGCATTTTATTACCATCCCTATCAACATCCCAGCAATAGTTCCTTAACTCCTTAATTAAGTTAGTGCTATTCTCGGTTACCTTAAAGTGAATCTCTTGCAATAAAGATATGGAAGCACGTATGCTATCGGGTCCTTTCTTAGCTGGACTAACCGAGAAACCTCTACGTCTTAAATCTTCTATCGACTTAGGTTCTGCACTATCTGCTATGATATCTGAATATTCCGATACTCCGAGTTTAATTAGTTTGTCAATAATATCTGAGTTAGTTAGTTTAGTTTGATATATCAATTCATCGAAGTAATATTGTTGTCCCGACTTGTAACAAGCAACTAAAGCTGTAGGGTCGTTTGAATATCCCCAGTCTAAAGAATAAGCAATCAATTCAGCATCCTTTGGAATGGAAGGAGCAATGGACCAATTCTCAAAGACCGTACCCTGTAACGTACCGATTTGCCCTAAGCCATAAACCTTATACCAATTCTCCCAGTACTTACTTGTTTTAGCTTTTTCTTTTGCTTTCTCAATTTCACGAACTATTGATTTGTCAAGTGCTTCATTATCTAAGTAGGTAAGTATAACCATTTCGGAATCAACATCATTAATCAATTCTTTATCCACCCAAAACTCCGAAACAGGATTGTAATCTAAATAAATAAACTTTCGAGTTCGAATGGCTAATTGATAGTAAGATTCCCAGGTTATATTATTACACTCATTTACAAATAATACATCACGTCTTGCGCCCCTTAATTTGCTTTCACTATCTGCACTAAAGAATTCAATATAAGAACCATTTTGAAACGTATAAATTAAACTTGACTTGTTGAAACTTGAATCGTTATACAAACCGACTAAATCCATTATCTTTAAAAAGTCCCTTAAGGCACCACGTTTTAAATGTGGAATGGTTTCAGCAACTATACTTATTTCGCTATTAGGTTCGTTGTAAGCGTGAGTAATTAGGAATGGTATAATACTAAACGTCTTGGAAGCTGAAGTACCTCCACGAACAATTCTAACCCTTTTTTTGAGTTTAAATATCTTCCGCTGAGCTGTCGTCTTTATCAACATTCAAATCTATTCCAGGGAATATAGGATATTCAGTTATTGTTTGATTTACTGTTTGAGCTGGTGAGCCATAGCCACTATCCATTAAAGCATTGTAAGCGTTTACATTCCCATCCCTTGCTCTTTTGATAATTGCCAAAGTAATTAAATCTTCTTGAGTTAAAAATTCATCTTGCCCTGTTAAAGGATTCTTTAAGTTTTGATTTACCTCTAACCATTTCTTAACTATTGTAGCTCGGTTTTTACTTCCCTTTGGTCGCCCATTTTTTTCAGGCTGGTATTCAGAACTAAACTTTTTTAAGTTATCTTCATTTGCCATAATCTCGTTTTATTCTCGTTTAATTTGAGCGATAGGGTGGTACTGCCCCCCTTCTTTAGTATGGAATACTAACACATTACTTTTATGCTTCTATCGCTTGTTGTCTTTCTTTTAAAGTTATCTTTTCTCCTTTGTACATTCCCGCACCCATTTCATCTATTTTGCTAAATGGTAATATTGGAACTGTTATTTTGCAAGTTTTGTCAATTAGATAAATGTATCTAATTTGAAAACCATCTAATTTTTTACCTCCATTATCTTTTATCCAACTTGTTCCGCTTTTACCATTACTTTCTTTTGTTCTATGTGCTGAACTTGTTAAGCTACACACTACTTCACCGTTTGGCATTTGATAAGTACTTGTATTTTTATTTACTCCTATTAATTGAAATCCACTTGCTCTGTAAATTGTTCCATCACCACATAAATTACCATCACTAAAACTTAAAATCCATTTTATGTGTGCAGCATTCTTTTTAATTAATTTAATACTTACTGATATACACCTGCTTTCAGAATATTTTGGCAAATAATTATCAAATGCCATTCTGTTTAATTCTATTACTTCATTCCATTTTGTATTTTCTACATAATGAATAACTTTTGATTTAACCATTGGACTACCATAACTCATAACTCCATGCAATTTATCATCTAAAAAGCAACCAAAGTGTAAAGTGCTATTTGGTACTACCTTACCGCTATAATGGTTTTTCTTTACAAACTCATTTGCAATCTTACTTGGTATTACTTTAACTATTATTTCTTTTGCTCTGCCCATATTTATTTTGTGGAGATAGTTAGGTTCGAACTAACTATGAAACCCCTATTGGTTATCCCCATTTTTAAATCCATTCTTGGTTTTTTCTAAAATTCATACTATCTTTTGGATATTCTTGTTCTTTTTTAGATAAAAACGACCTTAATCCTTTATTTAATGGATATAAATATAAATATCTAAAAGAGTTTATTATTTTACCTGTACCAAATAATGCTTCACCTATTGCTTGTCCACCTTTTATACCTTTTGGGACTCTACCAAAACGCATTGGTGCAATTATATTTTTATATTCTCCATTTTCAGTTAAATAAAAATCATCGCATTTTTCTTTTCCAAAATACATCCAAGATGATGATTGATAAACAATCCCACAATCATTTTTGCATCCTCCAGCGTGTGTTAAAATAACTTTTATTTTAGTATTTTTTTTAAATAATTCATAAACTTTACCAAGTACAAAACTTTCTGCATTATTACCAAGTATATCAGATATATTCATTCTTTGCATTTCTATAAATTGACCTTCTTCTATATTTGGAATTATTTTTTGTAATTTTTGTTTAGTAGATGGAGATAATCCAAATGTTAAAACTCCATTTAATCTTTTATTATAAAATACTCCGAAACAAACTTTAGGAATAGGGAATGTTTTCATGTAATGATTTTTAATAGTATATTCTTTTGCAAGTTTACTATCTATAACTTTAACTAATACATCTTTTAATTGTTCGTTTATTTTGTATTCTCTTTCCATTGCATAATAATTAAATATAAAGCATTACCATTACTATTTTCGTTACCCATAGTTTCGGCATATTTATATTCATCGGTTTTTTTAATGTCTGCTATTGCATTTTTAATTTGAGTAGCTTGTTCATCTGCTAAAGTAAAAGTCATTTGTTGAAAGGGTGCTTTGTCTCCTTCAGGTAATTTAAAGTCAGTTCCAAATTCATCACTATCATTAATTAAGCCAGGTATCTTTAATCCCCAGTCCGATAACAATTCGCTATCCCAATTATTAGCCAACTCATCCCAATCCCAACTTCCTGTATTAGCATTTAATCTTATGTTTAATTCTTTTTCATCCGCTTCGTTTAAATCAACTATTACACATTCAATTTCTTTATAACCTAACTTTTTTAATTCTCTTATCCTAAAATGTCCGCCTACTATAAATCCTGTTTGTTTATTAAAGATAATTGGTTCTACTACTCCAAACTTTTCAAGTGAGCTTTTTAATTGCTTTTCCTGTTCGGCATTACTTTGTCTTGGATTATATGGAGCTGGCTTTAAATCGCTTAGCTTTTTAATTTCTATTTTCATCCTTGTCCTTTGTTTGGTTTAGTTTTCCTATCTCGTTTACAAATTGATTTCTTTGCCTTACCGATTTTTCGTTTACCAAAAGTCTTTTTAATAGTTAGTTCTTTAGTCTTTGCCATTTAATTCAGTATAATATAGAATACTCCGATAAGTGAACTTGTATAACAGTCAAAAGTTGGAACTAAAGTTGTGTAAGTAATATAATTATATTTCATTTTTTTTCTTTTTAACTTCTTCTTTTGTTTGGCTTATGGCCCATCTAAGCATATCTAATAAACATTCCTTGCAGTTTGATAGTCCGATAGCTTGTTGTGGGAACTCTTCGTTGTAAACTTCAATAACTGGTTGTAATACATCCATTGAGTTTTGAAGATGCTCGTTGTTTGCTACCCACATTCTAAATAGTTCAACGTTTTCTTTAATGTGATTTAAGTTTTCTGCTTTCATTTTAATTGGTTTTTAAGTTTAATCCTTGCGTTCTCGTAAGCTTTCTTTAAGCTACTCCGATTTATTTTAGTTCGTTGCTCCATTCTATATAATGGTTCTATCTGAGCCATTACAAAAACTTCTATATCATGATCCTGGTTTAACAGCCCATCAAATATACAATTTTTTATTTTATCAATTAAGATTTCATCTATTTGAAAATACTCTTCATCAACTTGTTTAAAATCTAATATCTCAAAGTTAGCTGCTTCAAATAAATTACTAGTATTTCCATCTATGTGGAATAGCTTTTGAGTCCGATGACGAAATAAATCTTTAATAATTAATAACCCTAAACAATTTAATTTATTTGCTTTGTGATAACGTTCTATTTGTTCAGGATTAGAGTTGCTAAGTTTTAGATAAAGTTCGTGTAATAAATCTTCAGCCAGGTACCGACCATTATAATAACGTTTACATACACTTTTATAGTAAGTATAGTTATCCGCGAAGTGTTTATCTACTATTGTTTTGATTGACAAATGTAATTATATTAAATTTATTTTGCAAGTATCAATATTATTTTGTATTTTTGCAATATGAAAGATTTATTATCAGTTAGCGAGTTCGCAACCTTACATTCAGTAAGCCATCAAGCCATTTACTATAAAATAAAAACTAATCAAATAAAATATATAATGATTGGTAAAACAAAATTTATAGAGAAAACATCAAAATATAAGAAGAGAGCAAAAAATAATTGCTTTGATAATCAAATAGTTAGCAATAAAAGTAAAAATAAACATTAAATTATTTTGCAGATATTAAAAATAAGTTTACCTTTACAATATATTAATAACTTAAAACAAAAAGAAATCATGACAACACAAATTACAAAAGGTACAATTTTAACAGCAACTTCAGTATGTGATAGTAATTGCAAATGGACTGCTAATGTTTTAGAACGTAAAGGTTCTTTTATTATTGCTTTAGTTAATGGCGAAATAGTTCGCAAAAAAGTTAAAGTTTGGAATGGCGAAGAATACGCTTTATTACTTGGTACTTATTCAATGGCTCCTATATTTAAAATTAAATAATAACTAACCCCCAAAAAGAAATCATGAAAAAATTTAAAATTGACTTCCTGGATTGCGATAAATGTATTGCTTTCACAAAATTTACTAAATGGGAAACCATTGAAGACTGCAGGCTTTATGCTTATGTAGTTATGATGAACAAAGTTACTACAATTCAAACCTTTAATATTACAGCTGTATGAATATAGATATTAGAGCATCTAACGTTGTATATATTACAATCGGAGAATACACTTACTATATTGATGATAGCACTGGAGAACAAATAATTGAAGTATATCCTACTCACGACTTTTAAATAATTAACCCCTAAAAAAAACAAATCATGAAAATCGAAATCAAATCAACAAAAGAATTTATTGAAATTTTAGACATCCAACTTCCTAAGTACCGAAAGTCTTTAATTTTTTATTACAAAATCTTCAGCGAAGATAAATGTGTAATGGTAGAAGTTGGAACTACACCCTCAATTAGTTTATGCCCAATTTCTCGAGCTTATTATTCCGATACGATACAAGATTGCTCAGAAGCTGATTATATGGCTGTTTATCACGATACTTTAAAAACTATACTAGATGAAAAACATGAGCTGTAATCAAGTTTGGTGCATGGCCCGATATTGCTATGCTGTTAATTGGTGGAAAAATAAAGGACATTTTAACAAAGAACTTTATGAACGGTTCTTATCTATTCGATATGCCGACAAATGAACCATTTATTAGTAAATCAATGATGTATATTGAATTAGATATTGAACAACTTAACCGAGTGCAAATGTTTAATAATCGTTTAAAAAATATAATTGATGATTTACCTAGAAATTCTACTGGCAAACGTGCAAGGTACTTTGAACAAGTAAAAGTTATGGAATTATTTATTGAACAAAACTTAAAAAAATTTATATGAAAAAAGAAATAGCAGAATCCTATGATAAGATTTTCAAACTAGAAAGTTTAATTTTAGAACAGGCAGCTCAAGGTCAAATAACTTGTGGACTTGAAATGCAAATGAGAATAGAAACAAGTAATTATTTACGTTTAACCAACTCAATTTTAAGATATGATGTACGACTTAGACCCTGAAGATTACACTAGCGGAAGTTATAACCAATGCTGGCTAACCGAACACTGGTATCCTAATGAGTTATTAGTTTTAGATATTAATTACCCGGAGCATCGTTACATATTTAAAGATGAAGCCATTCGATACGTGGAGCTTATATCTAAAGAGAATGACTTTACCGATGAAGAGAAACTAAATTACTTGTTAGACATTTTAGAACAAAAAATATAAACCAATAAACCCAAATAAATCATGAGTAAAATTATCGCAGCATCAATCGACTTAACTAAGTTAGATAAGTCAAGAATTAAACCAGGTAAAAATGGAGCCGAATACTACGACATTAGTATTATCCTAAACGACCAACCTAACCAGTATGGACAGGATACATCCATAACTACAGGACAAACAAAAGAAGAACGAGCAGCCAAAGTAAAAGCAAGCTACATCGGTAACGGAAAAACCGTATACGATTCAAACAATTCACAATTCTAAAACCCCAAAAAGAAATCATGAGCAACCCCGAAAACATCTTGGTAAAAATTCAAAATGAATTAAAAGTACCAAAGACAAATGTAAACGCATTTGGCAAATACAAGTATAGAAGTGCCGAAGATATATTAGAAGCGGTTAAACCTATTCTTTTACGTTATAACGCTACTTTAACCCTTAGTGATGAAATTGTAGCAATAGGAACTAAAGTGTTCTTAAAAGCAACTGCAAAGATAAATGACACTATTTGTTATGGTTATGCAGAAACAAGCGAACACAAAGGAATGAGTGCAGAACAAGCTACAGGAACTGCTTCTAGTTATGCTCGTAAATATGCACTTAATGGTTTATTTTTAATTGATGAAACCGAATCAGATGCGGATAGTCAAAAACAACCTGAACCTAAGCAAGAAAGTAAACCAATGCTAACTCCAGAGACTTTAAAAAAAATGATTACAGCTATTCAAGAAGGCAAGTCCGATAAAGTAAAGGAAGCAATGGAGAACTATACAATTAGCGGTCCACAGTCTAACGTTCTTAAACTTGCATTGATAAATGTTTAACGATTTAAAATTCAGAGCATCGGCTATTGGTCAAATCATGACTAATGGCCGAGCCAAAAACGAAATGGGTGAGACCTGTAAATCGTATTTAAAGAATCTATACATTGAAAAAACTTATGGAATCAGAAAGGAATTTACTAATAAGTACGTAGAGAAAGGACTTGAAGTTGAAGATATCGCTATTAGTACCTACTCAGTTTTTAAAGGCGGATTCTATACTAAGAACGAACAATGGTATACCAATGATTTTTTAAGTGGAACTCCCGACATCGTATCGGATAATGTAATTGATATTAAAAGCAGCTGGGACATTTATACATTCCCACATTTTGAAACCGAGATCCCAACTAAAGGATACTTTTACCAGCTCCAGGCCTATATGGAATTAACAGGATTAGAAGATGCTTGTTTAGCTTACGTTTTAATTGATACCCCTACCCAATTAGTAGAAGATGAAAAAAGAAGATTAAGTTGGAAGATGGGAATGATTGATTCTGAAAACCCTGAATACTTATTAGCTGTAGAAGAAATAGAACGCAATCATAGTTACAATAATATTCCGATAGCAAAACGTATCAAAGAGTTTCACATTAAAAAAGATAACCAAGTAATTGAATCAATGTATACGAGAATAAAAGAATGTAGAACCTACTTAAATAATTTATGATAGAAATAAAAGAAGAATTTAAAAAATTAATACCAGCATTAACTGCTGAAGAATTTAAACAATTAGAAGAAAACATTTTAAAAGATGGCATTCGTGATCCTTTAGTTTTATGGAATAGATATTTAATTGATGGGCATAACCGATATCAAATAGCTTTTAAACATGGCTTAGAATATAAAACTATTGATAAAGAATTTAAAGATGAAAGCGAAGTAAAAGAATGGATGATAAACAACCAATTCGGCAGAAGAAATTTAAGCAATTATCAACGAAGTGTTTTAGCTTTAGAACTTGAAAGCGTATTTAGTAAAAGGGCAAAAGAAAATTTAAAACTTTCAGAAGGTAAAGGTAAGCAGATTTCTGCTGAGGTTAAGGTTGTGCCTATTGAAACACGTAAAGAACTTGCAAAAGTAGCCAATGTTTCTCATGATACAATAGCAAAAGTAAAAGTAATACAAGCTACAGCAACACCTGAAGTAAAAGCACAATTAAGCACTGGCGAAGTAAGTATTAACCAAGTTTATCAAGATATTAAAAAAGAAGAAAAAACATTAATACTTGAACAAAAGAAAAAACAAAATGCTATTGATTTATCTATTGAAGTATCTAAAAATAAACCAACTGTTTATCATTTAGATTGTAATAGTTTTTTAAATATTTTAGATGATAATTCTATTGATTTATTAATAACAGATCCCCCTTATTCAACAGATATTAAAGATATAAATGAATTTGCAAATAGCTGGGTAAATTTAGCTTTAAGTAAAATTAAACCAAATGGCCGTGCCTATATTTGTATAGGTGGTTATCCTAAAGAAATAAACGCATATTTAAATATATTGTTAAAACAAAATAAATTTATTTTAGATAACCCATTAATATGGACTTATAAAAATACTTTAGGTATTACTCCAAAAATGAAATATAATTTAAATTATCAAATTATTTTACACTTATATTCTGAAACTTCAAGTGAATTAGATACAAGTATAACAAATGAAATGTGGAATGTTATGGAGATTAATGCCCCTGATGGTAGATTAGGAAATCGGTATCATACTTGGCAAAAACCTAATGAATTAGCTTTAAGGTTAATTAAGCATTCAACAAAAGAAAATGATTTAATTATTGATTGTTTTGCTTGTACTGGAACTTTTTTATTGATGGGTTCTAAAATTAATAGAAATTGTAAAGGTTGTGATATTGATATAAATAATTTACAAATAGCAAAAGAAAGAGGATGTATAATAATTGGAAAATAGATTTGCAAGATAGTATAAAAGCTATTGAAAAAATTAAACATACTATTTTACCAAAATTAATTGATGGTGAAATTATATCTATTGAAGAAAGTGATAATAATATTTTATTATTATTTGACCAATATTCAGGGATTGATTATTTAAGAAAAGATGAAATAGGTTTACAAGGTATTGCTACAAGAATACAGTTTGGTAATAATTGGAATACTTTTACGGTAAGAACTAAAAGATTAACTGGAACTAAAACAGAATATGAAAAAAGAAAAGAGCAAATAAAAAAAGGATATATTTATCCATATTTTACTTTACAAGCATATTTTGATAATAGAATTGATCTTAATTTATTAAGTATTTGTGTTATTAAAACTATTGATTTATACGATGAAATAGAAAATAACACTTTAGTTGATACAAGAATAAGCGATAATGTTTTTAAATATATCCACTGGGATAATATCAAAAGTAATTTAATTAAAACATATTATAATAAATGAAAATTAAACTTAAACAGTGTAAGCAATGTGGAGAAATGTTTAAACCATTCAATACCTTGCAACCTGTTTGTTCGGCTATCTGCTCAATGGAATTTAACTCAGAAAAGGAAGTGAATAAGAGAGTTAAGCAAATGAAAGTAGATAGCCAAAGTTTAATCCAGTTGCGAAATTTAGCACGTGTAAGTTTTCAAATATATATTCGACAAAGAGACAAAGACCTACCATGTATTAGCTGTAATAAGTCCGATGCTAAGTGGGATGCTGGTCACTACCTAAAAGCTGAAATATATACTAAACTAATATTTAACGAAGATAATGTACACAAACAATGTTCTTATTGTAACCTACAATTAGCTGGTAATCTTATTGAATATCGCAAAAATTTAGTAAAGAAAATAGGAATAAATAAAGTTCAGGAACTTGAAGATATGGCTGATTCGTCAAGAAGTTATAAATTTGCAAAAGATGAATTAATTACCTTAGCAAAAAATTATAAACTAAAAATAAAAAAATAATGAGAAATGAATTTGTAAGTAATTTAATTAAATCTTATTTGACTAAGTTCCCGAAGTTACCATCTTTGACTTTGGCTAAAAAAATCTATGCAGAAAACAATAAAACTTTTAAAGATGTTGATGCTGTTAGAAGTTGCCTAAGATATTATCGTGGCCAAAAAGGTGAAAAAACTAAATCACAATTAGCAAGTAGGGAGTTCTTAGATCAAAACATTGAATTTGTAATGCCTGAATCTTATGCAGAAACTTTCGAACCATACGAAATAAGTCAGTCAAGAACCTTAATCATATCGGACTTACATATACCTTACCAGGATAACGATTCAATTCAAAAAGCTATTAATTATGGTAAAGAAAAAAAAGTAAATTGTATTTTAATCAATGGTGATGTTTTAGACTTTGCTGGTATATCGAGACATGAGAAAGACTGGAGACAAAGACAAGTTCATCAAGAGTTTGAAGCTGCACGTATTTTTTTGAGTTCGCTACGTGAACACTTCCCAAAAGCAAAGATAGTTTTTAAGTTAGGCAATCACGATGAACGCTGGGAGAAATGGTTGTTTTTAAAAGCACCCGAAATATTTGATGATCCTGAGTTTAAATTAGAAAATAGATTAAAATTAGGTGAATTAAAAATAGAGATTGTAAAAGAAAAAAGACCTATTCGTATTGGTAAATTAACTGTATTACATGGACATGAATTGTTTGGTGGAAGCGGTGGAGTTAATCCAGCTCGAGGAACGTTTTTAAAAACTTTAGAGAATGTAGTTGTTGGCCACTATCACAAAACAAGTTCTAATACTGAAGCTTCAATGTATGGGGATGTATTTAGCGTTCACTCCGTTGGTTGTTTGTGTGGTAAAACTCCTTACTATATGCCAATAAATAAATGGAATACAGGCTTCGCCTATTGCGAATTAGATATTAAAACAGGTAATTATACTTTTTACAATTTAAAAATTATTAACGGTAAAATATATTAAAACCTAATTTTAACACAACTTTAAAACCTAATTTAAACACTAACTTATGACAGGATTAAGACATGCACTCAAAGAATACTTTATGGTTCATCAGATAGCTGGTAGCAACCCGATATTGGCATTCGATAACTTAAAACAGCAATACGTTGTTTTTTGGTACTTTAAAAAGAATACTATAATTAATCTTGGATATGAAATAATTTTATAGTATATTTGCAATAGTTATGGTTTGTGCGAACCTTTTAATAACTACTTATTTAGCCTATTGCTGGCGGAGCGCACACTCCAAAAGCATTAGGCTTTTTTAATTTAATTATGGCTAAACTAGGTTATACATGGTACCCAAAGGATTGGGGCAATTCAGATAGTGTTTTCGAATTATCTTTATGCGAACGTGGATTGTATAGAGAATTTATTGATTTCGCAATGTTAAATGATAATAAAACTGAGCTAAAAAAAGATGTTTGGGTTCGTAAATTTTCAGTTTCGATGAATGAATTAAATTTGATTTTAGATAAATTATTACAATTAAATCTTATTGAAATT